TACCGGGTGGGACTACGCGATGAAGTGCGATGACGATACCTACATTGATCTGCACCGGCTGGCAAATGCCTCATTCACCGGGAACTACATCGGCGGAGAGTACAACGGTTATGCGTCTGGCGGCGGTGGATACCTCTTGTCGCCACACGCAGCGGAGATCGCCCGCGACCGGATGCTACAGCGTACCGGCGATGAAGACCTGATTGCGGGCCAACACATGAAGCGGGCCGGTATCGCGTTGACGAACGACTCGCGGTTTTGTGGGTTCTCAATCATTTCGCAGCGATACCCGCGACTGTCGAACGACATGATCACAGGCCACGGTTCGCCGTCGATGCCAGATGAAATGGTCAAGGGAATTCACATGGACCTATGCGACACAAACGGGATGCGGCTATGGATGCCAATCGGTGACGGGCTATACCGCCGGTCAGGTGAAATCTGTTGCTCGCTGCTCGCGAAATACTGGCAGGATCATCCGCCCCTTGACGTTACGCACTTCGGAGATACGCCGTCAATCCCCAACGCCTCGCAACTGTTCGAACTCGGCCAGAATAAGCCGTGGCGTATCGCGGCGTTGGAATATCTCACGTCGGGACAGTGGAAGGCCGATCCGTTCGTGATGGTAATTCTAGATGACTACGCGATCTGTCGCAACGTGGACCGGCGAGCCGTGGCCGTGGCTCTGGATTACATGCGGAAACACCCGGACGCGGCATCCTACGCCCTGACATGGAATCCAACCACTACGAAGCCGTCCGACACACCGGGAACGGTCCTGATGCAGACCTACGCCTACCTGTTGAATTTGCAGATTTGCATCTGGCGGCGGTCAACACTCATCGAACTATTGACGTCCTGCAAGTCCGATTCGATCTGGCAACTTGAAACCGAGATGACGCGGGTATTCAATGAAAAAATGCCCACTATGCACGCGGCACAATGGGACATTCCAAAGCCGATCAACGCGGGTCCAATGGTGGATCAAGTTGATAAATCGGGATGGATCATCGCGTATAACAATATTTGTCACCAGAGGAAGTTTGACCCACGACATGCCGCTTGGCTCGCGAATGAAGGGCACGGAGTTTAAATCAAAACGTATGCCTCTAACACGTTTCCGAAGCAATCCGACGACCCGTCGCTAGGGTTCCAGATTTCTCCATTATCCACGGCTACGGCATGGCCAATACCGAATAAAATCATGCTGGTTTCGACAACCACAACTGCTTTGGATTTTGGGTTGTTTGCAACCCATTGATGTAGCGTGTACGGCTTGCGTGGCTTAACGTATCGGTACGCTGAAAAGTGCGACACGATCCACTTAGCGTCACGGGTGGACACTCCGCGACATGGGCCGAAGACTCGCTTGACTTCCTTGTAACTATCAGGAATAAGGCAAGCCAGTGAAGTTAGAAGACAATCGGTTTTTGTTCGTTGGCGTAAATGTTTCACAAATCACCTTTGGGGAATGATTACCTTGCCATTGCTCAACGTAAACGAACGGCCTTCTTCCTTGAGCTTGCGGCGTTTTTCCGCAGCGTCTCGAACCGCTTTTGTCGTGGGGATGTTTGTCATCGCATCGAGCGAGAAGTCCAGATTATCACAAGCGAACTGGCCGGGTTTGACCTCGACGCCTTGCGTATAGATGCCGGACGGGGACTTCAAATCTTTTGTGATTCGGTTCATGCAGATATTGTACGGAGTTGTCTAGACGTGTCAACGGGAATTAATCCACGAACCTTTCCCACAACTTATCCACAATTCGCTATCCTGATTATTTCTTGTTGACAGGAAATAATCCGGCGATATCATTTGAACATCGCAATACCGCGATCAAGGGAATGGCTATGAAAACCTTTACGATTCACGCATTAACCCGGTCTGCTGCAAGAAAGGAACTGTATCGGTTGATTAGCAAAGACGTTCAAGGACTTCGCCTTGAACTCGGTGGAAATGTGGAATTAGTCAATGGTGAGTATGTGCCAGATTTCTACATTGTCGCCTATGAATCAACACGCGAGCAGTAACGCCTAACCCCACGTCCGAAACGCCTGCGGGCGTCTGCCAGCGAACTGGCACTGATGAGGACTAACACAAAGGAGAATGCAATGGAAATCAAAGATATGTCGATGCGGGAATTCATGAATCATCCCGATGTTGTGCAGAGTGATGATTGGAGAACACGTCGAGCGGTCGCGGAAACCAACTGGATCACTCGACGCAATCTTGACCTCTTATTGACCGATTCGCATGAAAGCGTACGTCGATCGGCAGTCAAAAACATTCAACAAAGAGAAGCCAATGCCAAAGCGTAAAAACCCCGTAGGTCGCCCGCCAGGCACCCCAACGCACCACGTAGCGACCCGGCTACCCGAACCTGAGCATGCCGAGCTACTTCGGCGAGTCAAAGCCAGCAAGACCACGCGAGCGGCGTTTATTCTCGCGGCGGTACGGGCCGAACTTGCTGGACGCAATTATCAAGCAGGATACGACGCTGGTTACAAGGCAGGGTATGACCAAGGTTGTGACGACAACGACCCTGACATCGGTATGTAGCCTTATCCACAAAATAACCGGCGTGAATTGTGGATAACTTTGTCACGCCATTTGTTGTTGACAACAATTAATCTCCCGCTACAATGTACGCATGAGTCGAGCATGTCGCCTGACGCAACGCAAAGGGACGCATCATGATTAACCGCGAAACATTCCAAGCAACTAAAGACAACGAAGGAACTGTAGAAGTCACCATCGCTGGAGAAACGAAACGGGTCTCGGCAACCATTTTCCAAGGAAAGATCACGGCTTACGGGTTTGTTTGCAAGTACCGCACCGGGGCCAAGCTTTGGAACGCAATGATCATGCAATACGCCAACGGCAAAGAGTCTTTTATGGGCGGGTTCGAAAGCCGAAGCGGCAAGCACCGCCAAATTGATCAGGTTTGGTTTAAGCCGAATCGGTAATCGACCATCCCTCCGCACCCTACGGGGTGCGGCGATGAGTGCCGATAAACCCAACTGGAGAAACGCAATGACGCCCAATATCAACCTAAACGGAACATCCGCCGAAGAACTCATCAAAATCCACCGTGCCGCATACAGTGCCATTGGTGCCACAATAAAGGCCATGAAAGATACCTGCCCCAACGGTCGCGACTACCCGGCTCAGAACATGGAACCAGCCGTATCGGCTTACCGCGAGCGTATGCGGCAATTGGAGGCTATGCGAACTGATCTAGAGGTGATCATTCGCGGGATTCAGAAGCAGGCTAAGCCCGCAACCGCGATTTGTGGATAACTCCGCCTCTTCTCCCCCTTGACAGCACGAACGAAACACGTACAATAGACGCACAAAGGAGCATCACATGAACGCAACCGCAACAACCGTACAGCCCCTGGCACTCGGAACACTCGTTCAATCGAAGTTCGACAAAAACATGCAATGGTACGAACTCCCTGACCGCTGGTTCATCATGGTCGGATGGGCTGGTTGGAACGTGCGTCGAGATGTCGATGGCAACTCCAACCGCTTCGAAGAATGCCCGCTTGGCAAGGGCGACACCAACTACAACACGCCTGACGACTGCCTCGCGGCCATCAACGCCTACCGAGGCTGCAAGTAACCCCTAGCCATCGCCTAGCCAGCGAGTAACGCGGAGGTGAAGCATGTAACCCGGCTGCTACGTGTTCTTCGACGTGCTAACAGGCTAAAGCGTCGTTAAATAAATAGGTAGCCTGCAAAAGTCAAGCCCGCGAAACCAGTGTTACTTTGCACTGGCGACCTCCCCGGCCATCGGCTAACCCTGATGGCCGGGTTTAACAAAGGAGATACCCATGATCATCAACATCGGCAAAACGTGTCTGGACCTGCGAGGCGGAGTCATCAAGTACCAAGTCACTATGAGTGACGGATTCCTTGTAGGCATCTACGGCACCTATGAGGAAGCGAACGCGGCATGTGATGCAGACGGTACGGACAAAATAACGGTCATCATCACCGGCGAAGTCATCGGCCACAAGGCAAACTGAAATGCACATCGGACCAAATCAACGCAAGGCTCTGGACTTTCTGAAAACCACAACGCTTAAACAAAACAGCACGTACGAAATGCACAACGAGCTTGATAATTCTTATTGTGCCTTGGGTGCAATGTGTGTGGCGTTGGACCTGCCGCCCGGCCACATTAACGCCCTGATCAATGCTGTTGGTTTGCGTAGTGGGTTAGGTCGCCCATCTTACGGCAGCACACTCCAGTCTATTACAATACTGAACGACTGTGACGGCTTGTCGTTCGCTGAAATCGCCACAATCATCGAAGACAACGCCGAAGCGTATTTCAAGGAGTCAAAGTAATGCACCCCGCAGCATCCGCCGCCTACCTCAAATACCTCGACTCACTCGGCATCAGCGACGACCTCGACGGAGAGCCGGACTATCGCCCGGTTGAATCCCGCGAGTCGTTCGCAACCCGCTACGAGATTCAGTACCAGCACGGCGTAGCGTGGCATAAGGCATACGCTAAGCGTCACCGCTACGCCCAGATCGTCAAGTGCAAAGAACGCCGCATGAAGCAAGGAAAGCCCGCTTACGCTCGACCTGTTACGCCCATCTAACCGGCCATTGGCCACAACCCGAAGGAAACCATGAATCCCAAATCACTCAAACGCAACCCGCTAGCCGAAGAACTTTGCCGTCTGACCTGTGAACGCGACAACGCAAGGTCGGATATGAATAAGGCACGAGCCACAATTGAAAATCAAGCCGCCATGATGTCGAATTTCAGTCGAGAACTGAACGCTGCAACCAAGCACGCCGGAGAACTAACCGACAAACTCCGCACCGCCATCGAGGAAATTGAATTCCTCCGCAAGATCATCAAGTCCCTGACTCGCAACCCTTGATCCCTCACGCCCGCCCCACGTCACGGGGCACACGACGCGGCAGTGCCCGGCCTAAGCCTGATAACACGAGCATCCGAAGCGTGAAGTCTGGCCAGCAGGTTCGAATCCTGCCCGCGTCTCTAACCCAACGGAGACACCCATGAGCCACGCAGAACACTTTCGATCACGCGGAGTAGGGATGGACGCCTGCCGATGCTTTGTTTGCGGCAAGCTTCGGTTTGAGAACGGCCAAGAAATGGCTTACATGTTGAATATCTCTGGATTCGTCAAAACCAAAGAGTCTGGCGAGCGAGTGGTTGCCATGTTTTCCCACGGTGCCAGACTCGATTACCGAGACTTCGAACCGACACGGATTCAGGTCAAGATCGGGGCATGTGATGAGCATCGCAAGTGCCTGATCAAGCTGCACGAACTAACAGTCAGTTCAGACGGAATTATCACACCATCAATGATTACTGAGGCAACCAAGGAGACCCATGAACTACCGAGAATTGAAGCCTGATGAAACCGTTTGCATTGCTACCGACAAGTGGCGACCGCTGCGTAAAGGCCCGTGGCGAAAGTTGCCGATATCGGTAAAGGGATGGAAAGTGTCGTCTATCCTCGCGTTACAAAGAACGGCAGAGATTCGCCGCCCGATCCCCGACGTCGAGGAATACCCGGCAGAACTAGCAAAAATTGCCCAGAAACTGAACTGCAATCCCGATGCTGTCCGTGCCGCACTACTCGCCGCCTACAAACTCGGAAAGGCCAGCAAATGAACTACCGACCACTTGAACCCGGAGAAGTCATACAGTCGGGGGATGAGCTACAGCTTCATAACGGGCAATGGACCCCATCAATGTGGCAAGGCGAGGTTGTTGGACAGCAAACAGGTTTTGGCAAGTACCGTCGCCCGCTACCGTCCACCGGCCTAGGCCTCTACCTCCGCAAACCACTAGCCGACCTAATGCCGGACGAACGCCGCCAGTTTGTCGAACTATTGCGAGCCGAGATGTGCACGTCATGCGGGAAACTCGACCCGCACTGCCAGTGCGATAACGACGAATAGTTTTCCACAATCCACATAACACGCTTGACGCTGCTAGTAGTGGTGGTATCATGAGTGCGTCACCTCCAACCAAAGGAATCTATCATGCCGAAAGTTACTCAACCTGTTGCTCGCAAAGATTACCCTGAATTTGGAATCGTTAAGGGCCAGAAGCACTACCAATGGGTTCTCAAAACCGGACCGCGTTCGAGTCGGGAATACCGTCAGGCCATGCCGCCCAAGCGGTCTCAACTCACGTCGTCAGACTTTCTCCAACAGCTTTACACGATCTTTGATGAGCAAGTCGCGATGGCCGAAACACCTGACGATCTTAGGCAAGCGGCAAGCGAGTTGGAAAACCTTGGAAGCGAACAACGCGAAAAGTACGACAACATGCCGGAAGGATTGCAGCAAGGCCCAACCGGGCAGATGCTGGAAGAACGTGCGGATGGTTGCGAGTCCGCAGCGTCAACCATCGAATCCGCTGCTGATGATCTGGAATCAGCGTTGGAAGAAATCGACTCCGAAGAAGTGGAGGCGGAGGCCGCAAAAACAGATTGGGACGCCTATAAAGAATCTGAACCCGACGAGGCAGACGCAGAGGCTTACAAGAAGTGGCAGGAAAACGAGCCTGACGTGGACCGACCAGATGGTAGAGACTTTGATGCCGACCGTGAAGAGGCCATCGCGGAAGCGGTTAGCACGGCCACTGATGCGGAGGCTGAATGCAACATCTAACCCGCGAACAACTCCGCCGCCAGCGTAACCGCGAAAAAGCCCTAGCCGCAATCAAGCGTTCTCGCCTCTCAGATCGAGCCGTTGGCCGACTGGCGGGTGTCGCCTCAACCAACCTGTCCCGGATGCGTCAGGGGGCCGGGATCACAGATGAGACGCTTGCAAAGATCAAGTCAGGCATAGAACTTTCAAAGCACGAAACATCCACTCCAGTCTAAAGGAAACCCCGATGAAAATCCGCATATCCGAAGTCCTAACCGAAGATCAATACGTCTGGATTGCCAGATTTGTATACCGGGAATACGTCCATCAAGTCGAAAACAAGATGCGGGCCTTTGATACATCACTGGTCGCTCAGCAAATGACGGCACACAGCGAAGCCCCGCCCTGTCTTGTTAAGTGCGTCGAGGCTCACGCGGAACTTCTCGCGGACCTCTGCACGGTGGAGGATGAGACACCCGCCCCGGTCTTTGTGCCGCTGGTACTGGGGAAGTTTCACGAACTAAGCGAACCGTATTACGAATGCGGCGATGGGTGGGAAGTTGTAAACAACACTCAAATGCGTTCATGGTTTGTTTTTCGCGATTCCCGCGTAAATGAACCAAACGAAAATAATGTCGAGTGCTTCCACAAATACAAGCACTACTTCGACTCCCCCGCCGCCGCCCTCTCCGCGATCAACGCGTACCTTGAATCCGAGTGGAACAAAACGCACAAAGCCTAAGGAGTTTTGAAATGCCGATGTTTGTTGTTCAATTTCCCGAAGACAACGAGAAATACCCGCTCAGTGTCATGAAGTTGCTAGAAATTCTTTCCAGCAGTCTTACTGCCAATAGCCTTGTAATTGCAGTTACGTGGATTGCAACATCGAGGCGTGGGGAGTCGGCAACCTTCGAAGCACCTGACGGCGAAATGACCATTACCCGTACCATCTAACCCAAAGGAAGCCCGAAAATGACTATTACCGAGATCGAACGATCTGACCGCATCAAGCGATGCGAAGGCCAGCGAATGCAGTGTCAATCATACGCCGCATACTGGACCGCCTACGCAAACAGCCCATTAGTGCGAAGTGATGCGGATAGGCAAAAGGAGTGTTTTGCCACAGCCCTTCGCCACATCCACCGAATGGACGAACTAACCGAATCGATCTGTAGTCTCACACGAGGCGAAGAACCAGCCCCGTACTAACCCAAAAGGAATCCGCAATGAAACCGCTCTACACCGTAACCGCAACGAAGCCCAACGGCCTGCACGACTCATGCAAGACCAAGTACCCCTTCGACATGGCCGCAACATACTTCAAACTCGGCTTTACCGATGTGCAATGTACGCCGGTTGACTTCACTTCGCCGCCCGTGGATGTTCGAACCGCAAAACCCATTCCCGGCCCGAACTCGACCGCATGCGACGATCAAGAAACGCCTGATGACTTTCCGACATCAGGACCAGAGGACGGCCCCTGCGTCATGGATTTTGTCGTACCAGCCCACCCATTAACATCCGACGCGATCAAGGCCCATTGCAAAGAATTCCCGACGACGCGGGAAGAATGGCCAGCGAGGGATGGTGTTTTTGACGACTACGCCGGACCCGACAAAGACGACACCGCCGAAATCCGCGAGTCGATGCTCAAGATCACAACGCCGCTGACCCCGACCCTCTACAACGCCGAGAATCCCGCTGGCGTCCATGTGCCGCTTCTCGCGTCAACCGGGTACTACCACCGCGAAACAACAATCCCTGTTACGTCAGACGACGGCAAAACGTGGCGAGACATACCAATTGAATCAATGGATGGCAAGACATGGAAGCCCGCTGGCGGATACCTGAAACGACCTGAATCCGTTTCCGAACTTGCCTCCCGCAACGACCACAACTGGCCGGACCTGAGCCTTCGTGACTGCTTGATTCTGTTGTTCGCGTTCATCGGCATTGTTGCGACGGTTTACAAACTGGTTCAACTGATCGGGGGTGGGAAATGATTTTTCAACCGATCACCAAAACAGACAAGTGGCAACCCGGTGACCAATGGTTAACCGATTACGACGGCTGGAAATCTTGCCCTGAAATGAAGTATTTCCGACTGGACGATCTGGTTTTAAAGATGCATTATCGCCGCCCGGTTTCCGAACCCGTCTACCGGGTTAAGCCGCTGGTGTGGATCAAAAAATACAAAGACGATGTGGTTTACTACGCCGAAAGTGCAATCGGCAGGATTGAAGTATATCAACTCGAGAAAGAGTGGCTTTTCGAGTTGTCTGGCGGGTGTGTAAAAACCAACTACCACGACACCATCGACGCCGCGAAACTTGCCGCAGAGTCCTACTACCGCGAGCGGATGATGGCCGCATTGGAGGAAGTCAAGTGATCAAGTGCATTTACTGCAACTGCCTGACCACGTCGCCTAACGCTGTTTGTAGTCGATGCAATGGAGATGCCACGCCATTAGCTGACCTGCACCTACTCCCGCATCATGGCGAACTGGTTATTTCTCTCATTAGCGTGAGTCAGGCACCATCCGTCACGCTTACGACTTATCAAGTCAGTGAGCTTTACCAGATGCTTGGCAGTTTCTTGGAGGAGTCCACCAAATGATCAAGCCCGGCCCCGCGATACACAACAAAAGAACTACTCACAAGCTTCCTGATGAAAGAAAGGTTTGCATCAGCAAGAAAGCTGTCAAAGTTCTGGCTATCGTTGGCGACTTTGTGATGGTCCAAATCAATGAAAACATTCCCTACGTCGCTCCGGTGAAGGAGATTGAGCAATGAGCAATATTCGAGACATACCGCATCCCATAATCATTCCCAAACGAGGCCGCCCGTCATCCGACAACTCCATGAGGCACCACGTCGGCACGCGGCTGAGCGACCGCGATCACGCCGCGATGACGGCGAGAATCAAGCTGAGCCGGTCCAATCACTGCAAGTGGATTCGGGAAGCGATCAGGGAATATTTGCGAAAGGAAGTCAAATGAATCCGCATAACCTGAAAGTCGGGCAAGTAATCTGGTATGCCTCGCAATATCCGTCGGCGTACCCACCATGCGAAAAAACACTGGTCAAGGTGGGACGCGAATATGCCTACTTCCGAAAGCACAACCACTCTTATGATAATGCCACCATGATCAGGGTTCATCTCGATACCGGATTCATTCACCGCGACGACCACCCTTATGGGCGATGCTTCCTGAGCCAACAACATGAAGTGGAAACGCTGGCGAAAGAGGAACTAATTCGCAAAGAACGTGAGACTCTTCGACGGGCATGGCTTGATGCGACTTCCAGAATTCCGAATTCGCCACCGGGCGATACTCGACGCTTGACACGCTCGCCGGAATACCGTACGATACACGAACACCAAAGGAGAAATTATCGTGAGCAAATCATTATCTAATGTGCAAGCTGGCGACAAGTTGATATTCAAGCCAGCTTATGGATTGAAGCGAGTTGAAACTGTGCTTAAAACTACCGACACGCGGGTTTATCTCGGTGAAAAGTTTTGGGTTAAGCGTAATGGTCACCAGCCCGGAGATTACAGATATGCGGGTGGCTATGCATCAATCCCCTCGCCTGGCGAGATCGAAGAAGTCCAGCGGTTTTGGTTGGCTGAAAAGATGAGTGTTGTTGCGTTAAGTGAATGGTCATCACTCAGTGTTTCTGCACTGCAAGAGATTGACGCCATCCGGAAAGACCCAAAATCAAAGGTTGCCAAATGACCCCAACCCTAACCAAAAAACAAACCGAAGTCCTCGCAACAATCCGGCGACTCTACGCCCGCGATAAAGTGATGCCGACGTTGCAGGAAATCGCCAACGACATGAACTTGTCGAAAACCACGGTTTACATGCACGTTCGCTTGTTGATCAAAAAGAACAGGTTGCGACATGGGGCCAAAGGTTCGACGGATTGGAAACTCGTGTCCGAGCGTGTTTCGAAGTGCCCGAAGTGTGGATATCAAAAATGAATACCGACGACCTCAAATTTACCTGTCCACCGCCCACCATCAAAGAAATGGAAGACGCTATGTGGTATCGCGACATGATTGCGGCCTACAAAACAGAGGCGATTGAATCACTGATGATCCCGCTGCACATGATTGAGCAAGGACCGTTCACCATAACAGAACAAGAGTTGCAGAGTCAATGGAATCACCTATTAAAAACACCGACCCCGCCAACCTATGCAGACATGAACAAGAAACCTGTTTTCAAGCCATGCCCGCTATGTAGATCAGCCGACCTTAAAGACGAAGGCTTTGGAATTCTTTGCCGAGGATGTGGATTATGGCTTGGTGAGGGAACAAAGACCGAAGAACTCGGTGGCTACGTAAAAGTCTGGAACAATCGAACCCCAAAGGAACCCCGCAATGACAAGTGAAATCATCCAAACCGAACCCGCCGCGATTCAGCTTTACCGCCCGCCGCCCGAGCCGCTTCCGACAATGGAGATGGCTGAACAGATGCTACGCTCTGGATTGCTTCCGTCCAGCATCAAGCATGCCGGGCAGGTAATTCTCATTGCAATGGCCGGTCGCGACTTCGGGTTGACCGCTACTCAATCACTGCGGTGCATCCACATCATTCAAGGCCGACCCACGATGTCGGCGGAACTACTCACTGGACTTTGCATGAAGCATCCAGCGTGTCAGTATTTCCAGATGGTTGAATCAACGCCGGAAACCGCGACGTATGAGACAGTACGCCGAGGTCATCCTCGCCCGTCATCTATCACGTACACCATCAAGGATGCCACGCGGGCAGGATTAACCGGAAAGGACGTGTGGAAGTCTCACCCCGCCGCGATGCTTCGGGCAAGGGCATCCGCCGCCCTCGCCCGTGCCGTCTATCCTGACGCCACGCTGGGCATGTACGCAACAGAGGAAATGGACTACTCGACGGAGTACAAGCCGAACCCGACCGCCGAAGATTTGACCGCCGATGAAATCATCGACGCCGACAAACTGGCCATCGTCAGCGATCTCTACAAGCGGGCTGCACTTCGCGAAGATCGAGTCCTTGGCTTTTACACCTTCGTCGCAGGGAACGACAACCCGCCGACAAGTCTCGACAATCTTACGAACCGGCAGTACGCCAAGGCGGTTGACGTGCTGAGCCGGGAAATTAAGAATCGCGAACTCAAGCACAAGGAGGTGGGGAAATGATCATCCACACCTGCGAGCAATACTCAACCGAGTGGCTTCGTGTCCGTCGAGGCATTCCCACCGCATCGAACTTTTCCAGCATCATCACCGCGAAAACCGAAGCACTCGCCGCCGCACATGACACCTACATCAACCGACTCATCGGTGACATCTACAACCCGTCGTATTACGAAGAACAGGACGACTACAAATCCGCCGCGATGAAGGCGGGGACCATCGGCGAACCCGAGGCCCGCAAGTATTACGCTTTCGATCAAGGCGTGACCGTCCAGCAAGTCGGATTCGTAACGACCGAGGACAAGAAATTTGGATGCTCTCCAGATTCACTTGTCGGCGACGTTGGCGGGCTTGAATTGAAATGCCCGCAGCCGCACACCCACGTCGGTTATCTCCGCGATGGAATCCTGCCACCGGAGTACAAAGCCCAGGTTCACGGGTCGCTCTGGATCACGGGTCGCGACTGGTGGGATTTCCTCAGTTATTGCAACGGATTCCCGCCGCTTTTGATCCGTGTCACGCCCGATAAGTACACGCAAAAACTCGGCGAGATTCTCGTGGAGTTCCGCCAGCGTTACGACGAAGTAGCGGCCAAAATCGCCGCGATGCAGCCGACGCCAACTAACCCCGATCCGGTCGAAACCGCGATCTTTTAACCGAAGGAAACAAATGACCCACGAACTTGAAAAGATCATCGGCCAATTGAAATCAGCAACACACGAGGGCGGCGGTTCTGCCTTCGAAGAGCTTGCCAAAGAAGCCTACACCCTCGGCCAGCAGAACCCCGGCCCGACGCGGTATGTTCGGGTATGTGGCGTGTCAAAGCCAGGTCTAAGCGTCGATTTCTGGAAAACCATGCGATCCTTGTATCCGGAGCATTGGCGGGTATGGGCATCAAGTGAGTATCCGTTACCTGTTTCCTCCACCGACTGGCAGCTAATCCAGCAAATCCCCGGTTGGAAAACTCAGTTGCGGGAGGTGAAGTGATGACGCCGGAACTCCGAAAACTACTTGATGCCTTGCCAATTGCCCCGCCGATTATTCAACATCACACGATATCCGTAGCCGAGATTGCAGCGGGAAGAACCACCGTTGAATACCCTTCACTGGACGCCGGTCAAGTCCCTGTATGGATGTCCGACCTTGAGAAGATTGTTAACGACGCCTATGCCGCCGGCCTAGCTGCTGGACGTGCGGAAAAGCCCGTTACCCCGTGGCATCGCTCGATTCAAAAGGGCGAGAAACTTCGGCATATTGTTGAGATTGAGGGATACAACGCGATATCTTCGCTATACCACTTTACAAACGGCGGATTCACAGGTCCGCAAAATTACGATTATTGGACTACTTTTCTTCCTACTTTTATTGTGAGAACCAATGCCAAACCTTAACCGCGTCATGCTCATGGGAAACCTCACCCGCGATCCGGAGTGTAAATTCCTACCGTCTGGAATAGCTATCGTCGGATTCGGACTCGCCATCAATCGCCGATGGAAGAACACAACCACCGGCGAGCAACAAGAGGAAGTTACGTTCATCGACGTGGAATTCTTCGGCAAAACTGGCGAGGTCATCAATCAGCACTTGAAGAAGGGCCGACCGCTTTATGTGGAAGGCCGGTTGAAGCTGGACCAGTGGCAGGACAAAGAGGGCCAGAACCGCAGCAAATTAAAGGTTGTTGGTGAGTCTTTCGAGTTCATCGACGGCAAGCCACAATCCGACGAGCCGCCCGCACCACAACCCGCGAGCAAGCCGAAGACCCTCGCCGACTTCCCGAAGTCTGGCGGGAACCGGATGAAGATGCCGGAGATGAACACGCATCCACCTATTGAAGAATCTGATATCCCTTTCTAACCCCAACCCCTAGGAGCTACCCATGTCCGAGCCGAAGAAACGCAAGCCGAAACCGTTCATCCTTGAACAAACCATCAAGCCCGACAGTACGCAATACATGGCGGTGTCGCAAGCTGATGGTGTTCCATGTCGATTCGAATCCACTGCCACCGCCATCAAGTACGCGACTGATACCCTTACTGGAAAGGTTCGCGTCATCCAAGTCTGCGACGAATTCACCGTCGCCGTCAAGACCATCGAAAAACGCATCGTCACCCGCTGATTGTGCAAAACTTCGGGATAACTTCACGCTTGATGTTCGCTTATCGTTCGGTATGATTTAAGGCGTGATTGATGGCATCGTAGCCAACGGTGGATTCAATTCCTCCAACCGAAGGGAGAACGCCATGTAACCCCAACCTGCCTGAGTCGAACATAGCAACTCCGGCGACGTGAAAACGCCGCCGGAGGATTTCGGAACATTTCAAACACAAAGGAACCCCATGCCAATCACCTACCCACACGGCAAGAATCACTCTTGCCACCCCGCGACGGATTATTCCAAGGTCCACGACGTTTTGCTCGCCGCTGTCGAGACGTACCGGCCTGATCTAAAGGCTATCAAACTAACCATCGACACCGTGATTTGCGAGAACGTCACCGATGAAGACGGCACAACCGGCCCCGCTGTCAAGATGCACGGAACGCCTGTAGCGGCCCGCATCGCCGTCAACAGCACGATCCTACGGGCACAAGGACTCGCGGATGCCTTGATCCTCGTGGACGGCCACAGATGGAAGGAAATGGCGGAAGCGGAACGGCTATCCCTGATGCACGACATGATCGCCGGGATCATGGTGTCAGTCGATGACGACGGGCAAACTGAAACCGATGATCAAGGACGCCCGAAGATCAAAATCAAGCCCTTCGATTATCGGATCGCGGGATATGCCGAAGTCGCCAAGGCTCACGGCACAAACTCGCATGAGGTCATCGAGTACAACCAAGTCGTTACATCGTTTGGCGACGTGCTGAATCCAGAGTTACCACCCGCAAGGTTGGCACCGGAACTCCCAACCCGACAAGCATTCTATGACCGCGTGTCATCTGCCGTAAATCGGTCGATAGCAGACCAATAACCCGCATTTGACGGCCTGAGCAACCGCCCGCGTTGGGGAAACCTGACGCGAGGTTTTACTTGACCCGCGTCCCGAAATCCTGTAGAAATACGCCTTGACGTACACATACTTTCTCGGTAAAATCGCGTTATGCCAAAAGACCAAAAAAGCATCGGTATTTCAACTGCCGACTATGAAAACCTGATTCAGATCAGGGATCATGGACGGTTTGGAACGCTCACTTCAACCCTTCGAATTTTGATGGCCGAGTATCGCGTCAACCGGGCTAAACAGGGCGATCATGTCGCTAAGCGGTGGGACAACAAGGAGGTATCCAATGAAACGCGGAACTCCTGATCATCCCAAAATGAAGAAGTTTGCTCGGCTCATCAAGATGCCGGTATTCGCCGCCGTGGGCATTATGGAAATGCTTTGGCACTGGACGGCGAAGTTTGCACCTGCTGGCGATATTGGCCGGTTCGAGGACGCTGACATCGCCGAAGCTGTATCGTGGCCGTCAGATCGTTCATCCAGTGAATTAATTGATGCAATGGTTGAATCGAAGTGGGTTGATCGTACAAAAGATGAGTCAAGGTTGTACATTCATGGATGGCATGAACACGCCGATGATACTGTTCACATGTCACTTGCTCGCGACACAAAATTCTTCGCAAACGGCGTAATGCCAAAGCTTTCCAGAATGTCGAACGACGAAAAGAAACGCATTGAAGACGCATTCAAGGCGTTAGAAAGCAATGGACAAGCACATAACGACGCATCCAATGCACATAAATGTGCATCAAAACGCACTGCCATAGCCATGCCATGCCTTAGCCAAGCCATCCCCATCCATAGCCATGAGCATTCTGGCAGAGTGGATGGAGGTGGAATTTCAGAAGCGTTCAAAGCAGTTGCGGGCAATGCCGGGATCAACGGTCGAGGCGTAATCGACGCAGGACGGGCAGGGGATGACCCGTGGCGGGTTTTGTTGCATGGGGCCGACATCGACGCCGGTGCTCCGGTCAAGTCTCGCCCTGCCGTCTTGCTGGCCCGTTTGAAGTCAGGGACGCCGCCGAAATCTAAACCGACGCCGGAAATTCTTTACAACGCGATTTCCGCCGGCGTGGTGAAGTCGGTGAACGGGAAAGAAATCAACGGATCGAAAATTGGTTGGGGTAGTTCGGGATTGAGTATCGACGGAAATATTTTTGTGTCGGCGGATAAGCTGGCGGAATCGAGCATCGGATGATCAGCGACAATCGAAAAACCTTCGTGAACATCGGCCCGCTTTTTGAAGCCGAGCCACCTGAGCGATTTGAAACCGAGGCCGCATTGTTGGGGTCAGTATTGATCGAGCCATCGGTTTTGTCCGACGTTGTGGAAATCGTGTCTTCATCGAGTTTTTGGAAAACCGCTAACGCCATAGTTTTTGAAGCGATGTTGCACCTGTACAACCACAGCATCGAAATCGATGTGAAAACCCTGACTGACCGGCTGAAAAACACAAACCAATTGGATGAACTTGACGCCGGAATTGACGGCAATGGTTATGTTGGAATTCGGTATTTGGTTTTTTTGGCCGAGCAGGTTCCATCGGCTGCATCAGCGGTGCATTACGCTCGAATTATTCGAGACACACACAAGAAACGCCAGATCATTGAAGTTTGCGGCAAAGCACTTCACGCCGTTTACAAAGAACCTGATCCTGTGGGTGAGCAACTGGACGCCTTGGAATCCGCTGTTTTTGCCCTACGTGACGACAAATCGCAAGTTGAGGCGGAAGGTATCGCGGAACTTTTGCAGCAAGCGTATGACCGACTGGAAGGCGACGACCAGCGAGGAATAGCGACCGGGTTTTACGATCTGGACGAAGCGTTAGCCGGTGGGCTTCGTGACGGCGAAGTTGTGATCATTGGTGCCCGGCCCAGTGTCGGCAAAACCGCATTCGCCACAAACATCGCGGAACATATCGGCGTGAACCTGAAAATCCCGACGATGCTTTTCTCGATGGAAATGTCCCGCGAGGAGTTGAGCAATCGAATCCTGTGTAGTCGGTCAGGAGTGACCATCGGCAACAAAAAGCGGTTGATGATTACGGCACTTGAAAAAGACTCGATGCGAGCCGCCGTCGAGGAAGTGGCAGAAGGCCGATTGCTTATTGACGACACGCCAGCTCTAACAATCATGGGCCTTCGTGCCAAGGTTCGCCGGTACGTGAAACGCTACGGAATCAAGATCGTTTTCATCGACTACCTGCAACTCATGACCGGCCCGAAGAGTCCGAACCGGCAAGAGGAAGTATCCGCGATCAGTCGAGGATTGAAGGCCATCGCCCGCGAAATGAAAATACCTGTGGTTTGCTTGAGCCAGCTTAACCGTGAGTCGGAAGGCCGCGAGGATCATCGCCCGCGAATGAGCGACTTGAGGGAATCCGGAGCGGTTGAACAGGACGCTGATGCCGTGATCATGCTTCACCGAGAAGATTATTACAACCGCACCAAGCCGGGGTTTATTCCCGACAACAAAGCCGAAGCGATTTTGTGCAAAAACCGCCGTGGACCAACAGGAGTTTTCAACCTGTGGTTTGATTCTTCAACAACTCGATTCAGGAACCTTGCCCAATGACCCAATGGAAATACCTACCGATTCCAGTTTCAACCCGAAACCGGAGACCAGTAACGCAGGTCGAAACAAACCTAATGACGATTGGGGAAATATCGCAACACTTTGGAATCTCGTGCAACAAGTTTCGATTCTGGATTTCGTGTGGTGCCCCACACGTAACTATCGCCACAAGAATCCACGACGCAAGGCCCGCGATTTACTCCGACCCACAAGTAGTTACCGATTGGCTTAACGCTCGACCCTGAACCACAACCGACGTGATCGTCAAAACGCCATTCACACCGAAAGAACTCAAACAAATCAGCAAGGAAGACAATGACCACCCTTAACAACCACATCGAAGACCTGCTACGCCGGAACCCGGAAGGGCTGTCGGTTCCGAGCATGATCGAGAAACTTATGAGACCGTGGGGAAAAACAAGGTGCAATGAAATCCATCTTGACCTTGCCGAACTCATCATCCGCGACCGCGTCCAGTGCATCCCCGGCCCCACCGACGAAACCACGATTTACAAATGGATTCCGCAATGAAAACCTATATCGGCAAATATCGTGCGGGCCTGACATGGCGAATGTTCACCGCCGAGCAATTGGACAGCTTGCAGGACGCTGGACATGAAATAATCCGGTTCAAGGGATTAAACTGCACATGAATGATCTGAAAACCCGTGCCGAAGTCCTGCAATGGTACATCGAGTTCAACGCAGGCGGCACGCCGCACACCGAAGCAGAAATCAACCGTGTCCGCGAACTTTTGAAAAAGGAAACCCGATGAAAACCGAAGTGAAAGAGCGAACAGGACGAACAACCCGCATGTTGCAAGAGGCTCGCAAGCTGGCCGAAGGTGGATTCGCTGTTTACGTGATCTGCCAGAACCCCGACGAACTGAAGGAGATTTTCGGCGAGCCGCGACTTGGTGTGAAGTTTGAGCGATGGGTATCGTCACTCGACCCCGAAACACTTCGGCTTCGTGGGTCATTCCCAGCTACTCGCGTTTTGATCGATCACTACACGCTTGAAACACGGTTTGCTGCGATTCTCAAAGAACTTCACCGATACGATGCGGAGTCCGGAAAATGAACATTCCCAAAGTCGGCCAGCGATGGATCGGACCCGGCAAAGGCACGTATGTGATGGTTCGAGAAATCACAAAAGTTGAGCAATCTGGATCGCAATTCAACCCGTTCCACAATCTGGTAATCACCTACCGATCACGCAATCGCCTTGGTCACGCGAAAACTTACCGCGTAGGCGGAAGAACTTGGAAAACTTGGCAAAACAAGGCGAAGCTGATGGAGGAAAGCAAATGACTATCCCAACAATGACAAACTGCCCGCATTCAGGCGATGGATGGTGTTTGAAGTGTGTCCAAAAACTTGACACTGAACTACAAACACTTCGGCCAGTGTTGAATGTTTCCATAAAACTCTACAGAGCCGCACAAGACAGTGAAATGGATTACGACATTCAGCACGATCAGTTGTTCCGCGAAGCGAGAGATGTCTGCAATGCCGCGATTCAGTTTCGAAGGGAAGCCGATGTCAAATAACTTCACCTGCCGCCTATGCACCCGAAAAGCCACCGACGCGGGATTCTGCCAAGGGCATCGAACGGAGTTCGTTGTATCAGGCTTTCCAGACAACTTCACAGGCCGCGACAGCTTCGTAAATCAACGGAAATCCGACGCCGTGACGCGGAGCGAGGTTTTAGCTCGAAAACCGACTCCAACCCCGTCTAAACAATCCGAACCTTGCCAGCATGTCAGGAAACCGTGTTTTCGGGCATCGGTAAAACCGAGAAAGTTACCCAAACCGCCCAAAGTGAAGATTGTCAGAGTTGCGAAGTTGTGCCAAGTTCCGGCATGTGGTCGGAAACACTACGGCCTTGGATTGTGCCGACCACATGGCCAGCGACGGGACAAGTTGGGAAGGCCCGATCTGGCAGAGTTCATCAAGACCACCGACCCGAAGATTGCCCCGCCCGGTTCGATCATCAAGCCGAAGACTTATTGCGAAGTCCCGACATGCGGCGAGGGCACCGCCAGCAACCGCATGTGTTCGATGCATCTTTGCCGGTGGAAGTGGCTTGACAGGCCGGAAATAGAGCATTTCATTCGCACGACACCGGCAGGGAAACAACGCGGTCCATTCATTGCTGTGGATTGTGGAAAACTTTCCGCTTGACAACGCGAACGGATAGCGTACGATAGGCGAACTTAAACCAAAGGAGATGACGATGGAAGAGATTGAAAAACAACTTCACACACCCGAAGCATTGGCATTGAGTGAGAAACTTGAGTCGATTGTTCGCAGGCACATGCACTACTCGTCTCACACCGGCTACTTTTCGATCAACTGGCCGTTTGAGTTCATGGCGATGCGGGATGCCTACGAACTTGGGCGATCAGAAGAAAAGCCGATCACTATGACCGACGTGACGCTGATTCTTATCCAACCTCAGCCTGTCAATAAAACAACAACCCAACTCGCGGCAGAGTCTCCCGCTGGAGTTGTTGAGGCCCGCGAGTTTGGCGGCAAATGGTATTGGGTCATGTGGGATGAATGGCTGTCTACATACCACGGAAAACCCGACGAACTGGACAAGAAGATTGAACATTGCAAAGACATGGAAGCGTCTGGCGTTGTCCTAGAAGGGCGACGGTCAGCGATCTACCCCGACCTTGTCGCCGACCGCGATAGGTTGAAGGCCCGCATTGCCGAACTTGAGGCGTGGATTAAGACGACGGGTCGCGGAATGCCGCCGGGCAATCCTGGTCGCCACACCTTGGCCACCGAAGATTCCGAGCAGTATCGGCGGGATGAGGGGTTGGTCGAACCGCTGGGAATGGATGATTTTCCTAACAACAGCGAAGGATTCAACATCCAATGGAGTGATTCGAAGCGATGGCATATCGTCCACCCGTATGAAGTGGTTGGCAAAAACTCTTTCGCTCATCCAAATGAAGCCTTAGCCGCGATCAATGCCGCCCGTGGATGCAAGCCCATCGAACTCCTCACCGCCTCGACGCCGGTGGGGTCGAAGGTGCAGGCGATGGATAAAGTCGCGTTTCCGGATCGGTTGGTTTACGAGTTGGAATGGCAGGGATCGGAAGACGGAGCATGGCACACAACATATCTCGACCGCTATAACGGCAAGCACGATATGACCATCACCGCCGACCGCTTCCACCAGTTTCGCGTCGTTGCCGGGCCGGAAGTAGGTGGGAAATGAAAAGGAACTCACGACAGCGGCGGCAGGCGGCACGGAAGGCGATGAGCCGGATGATTCAACGGGCACTATACGAAGCATCGCTACAAACTGATCCGCATGAATACCCATTTGATCCGGACTGGATGGTGCCAAGTAATGTGGTCTTCATCAGTACGCCGAAGACCGCCGACCACAACTGGATTCACCACGAACCCGGTAGGCCGATGCAAGAAGTGGAAACGAAGGGAGAAAAGTAATGGACCCAGAGGCACAAAAATACTACGGCGAAGGTTATAGAAACTATCAATCTGGATACGAGATAGAGGAGAACCCATACGAAGGCGTAGACGATTTTGCCGCTGATTATTGGGATGATGGATGGTTAGCAGCAGAAGAAGATGAGGGGGAATGGAATTAACCCCGCGAAACCGTGAACTAATCGAGCAATGGAAACGACCTCATGCCCCGTGGAAAACCGGGCAGATTTTGGAGAAGAAGATGAACGCGACTCAATTACGACATCCTGATGGAACAAACGTACCCGCATGGCAATGCGATCACTGTCTGCACATTTACGCCGAAAAAGAAGCCTACTCGTCGCAGAAGTGCTGCAAGTGCAGCGACTGTGGAAAGATCGACCGTGGCGTCATGGGCAAGTGCATCGACTGCCAATGGAAAGATTCCAACCAACGGGACCGAGAAGCACTTGAGAAGGCTGAAATCATTCCCGGCTATTCAGGAGCGGTTTGCAGCGGAGATCAATTCTGGTCCAGCATGGAAGACTACCTTGACCAGCACGACGGCGAGGATTCAGGGATTCCCCAATATCTTCACACATGCAACATCCATCATCCGTCAATCGATACCGACGCCATCATTCAAGACTTGCACGAAAACATGGGCCTTGAAGACGAACTTGAAATCGAAGGTGAGAAGGAATTACGAGACGCCATTGACGCATTCAACAAGGCTAATGAGGCGGTCGTTTATTGGGATGAAGATTCGGCACACAAGACGCCGACTAACGAGGCGGAATGGATCGCGACTCGTGACGCCGCCATGGACCAGAAAGGCAGGGAGTGATGAACAATAAAGAGCCGTACCAAGTGGATGACCGTGGAAATATCGCACAGTTTTACGAAGTTGAGTCAGGTGACATCATCGCCACTCTTGACCGTGAAGCGGGACCAAACGCAAACGATCTTGCGTGGGACGGTGGCGATGAAGTAACCAAGTGGGCCAAAGCAAATGGTTACGACGAAGAAATTGAAGAGGCTATCAACAACCAGAAAGGCGGGGAGTGATGGTTTTCACCACAGACGACATAACCGGCAAGCCAGTTGATTTTGGGAGGCGAGAGAAAACAAAGATCGAAGACATCCCGATGGACCTACAACCAACCCGCAAGCCGCACCTACTTTCTCTCGACCCGTCATCATCCGCCATTGGCTACGCAATCTCAACCGACCCCGACACATTCACCGAGTGTGGCGTGATCAAGCCGAAAATCTCGAAGTTCGCACGTTATCGAACCAAGCAAGGAATCACGACGGAAGCCGTCGAGCGGATCGCAGATATGCGGCATCAGTTGATTGAAGTGATCCAGCAATACGAGCCGGAAGTAACGATTGTGGAACTTCCATCAGGCCACGTTCATGGACGCAACAAGTCGAAGGGAAGCGGTCAGAGCATCCACGGAATGGGGGTCGGTGCAGTGCTGGCGATTTGTTGGGGTCACTGCAAGCCGATGAGCATCCAAGTAATCAATGCGAACACATGGACGCGACGAACACCGAAGGAAAGGCGTACCGCGAGGATTCAACAGATATTCCCGGAATACGACGCAGCAAACGACAAGGGTGGTGATCAGGCCGACGCGATGGGGCTGGCGAGATGGTGGTATGCGAAACAATTAACAAAAGGATCAAACCGTGAGTGAGCAGCCTACACAAGCAGGATGGTGGTGGGCCGAAGTCAATTTCGGATTCACCAAAGCTGAGCAGATGATTCTAGAAGTACACGTCAACAACGGGTTTTTGTTTTGCCGTAGCAAACATGGAACCATGATGGTACATGACGACGCGATTACATGGCTCTGCCCGATTCCCGACGCCGAAAGCCTGATGAAGCAGGCGGAAGAGTTGAAAAAACTACAGGCCGACAATGCAACCTTTCGAGCTACGTTCGCGACCCACGAGCAGGACATGGCGGACTTCGAAGCAAGGTGCAAGGAACTCGACGCGGCGAATGAAGAGTTGAAGACGCTGCGGGCCGGGATCGACGCGGTTGACAGAGTTTGGGATTTGTCTGCGTACTTAAATGATCCTGATTTTTTACCCCATACCGAATACAAAATAATCGCCGCCGCAATCGCACTTCGAAAGGCCGGAAAGCCATGAACAACTCCATCGCAAAACAAATCGCCCGCGAGCTTCGGCAGAAAACATGGGTACCACCCAAACCGGGCCAGAGATGGACACAGACAAGAGGCAAAAGAAAGCAGACACGACAGGTTTTTCGCGTCGATGATTTGGGAAACGTCGAGTACGCGATTATCTCGTAAGGCACTGCAATTTACGCAACCAAAGTTTCACTTAGTCATTGGGATGCATGGGCGGCGACTGCGAAACTGGAGAAGTCATGACGCAACACGACACACGAATCGGCCCCTGCGAATGCGGGGCATGGCACCGGGAGTCGGATTGGCCGATGACCGCAGCCGAGGCCGCGAGAGGACCGCGAACCGACAAGTTTCAGTATATGAACCTGATAGCCATCGAATGGCGTGACGTTGATTCATACAACGCTGCGTTTAGTGCAGGATCTTTATACCACCGAAAAAAGCCGTATACACCCACGGTTCATCCCATCCGTCTCGTCCCACTCGAAACCCCGTCACCCACGAAGGAATAACACATGGGAGTCTTCGACACCCTTTACTGCAAATACCCGCTACCGATACCCGGCATGAACGACCGCGAATACCAGACCAAGGACACGCCAGCACAATACTGCGACTCTTATGAGATTCGAGAAAACGGAACGCTCTGGCACCACGACCACGACACCGAAGATCGAAGCGACCCCAAAGCGACTGGAATTGCACGGATTATTGGCATGGCCACACCGGTCAACTTCCGATGGATCGCGATCAACTTCACTGGAGAAATCCGGTTTTATAACACCATCGAACCGGGAGGATGGATTGAATTCTCGTCCTACTTCATCGCCGGAAAGATTCAGTCCGTGACTTTAATCGAACATACGCCATCAAAGCCAAAGGAAGCCCCATGACCAGCCTCAACACGACCGCGATTAACTACGAACCGCCACGTACACCGATTGATTATCGGGTTTGCTTCTATCGTCCCTTAGACATGCTCGTGGAAGTACCCGCGAATAAACATCCCTACGTGGTTCGTGATTTCACTGGTGACCGTGCCCCATTCAATCGACGGTACGACATTATCCCGCTGCGAACCCACGTCATCACCGAGCCGCCGAAGGAACGCGATTGCTGCAAGCACCGTGAGTCCAAGTTATGGCCGCTAGGCATCGGTCTTTGCATCGAGTGCAGCTTGGCATATTCAAGGATCGAACGCGATCTGGTGAACACGGTCGATGAGTGGTTGCCGGTGACGAGTGGGGAATGGCAACAGGGATACCAACATTCTTCACCGTGGAATCCTAATGAATGGATTGATTCCAAAATCAGCGACTTTGCTTCGGTTTCTGAATGGATCAAGAATTCATGGGGAAAGGTTCGTCGCCGCAACCCGAACTACCGACCACCAATCGACACGACGTACCAACTTCGCGACCGGCAAGCGGAAGCGAAACGACGTGGGGCGACTCAATGCCCGACGTGCCAGCTTTGGGGTGGCCATAGCGAGGACTGCAAGCCGAAGACACCACCTCCGGAAAAGGCCGAAGTAATAGCATCAGCCGACCATGAATCGCGGGTTGAGAGGTGTTTTGTTTGCGGCGATGCACTCGCTACCGGTCGCGTATGTATCAATGCTCGTTGCGGTAAGCCGACTGAAATGAAGTTCGGCAACACATACCGACATCCCGCATTCATCCACGAATTCATCCTTGTTGGGGAAGACCTTGATTATTGGATAATCAAGTTTAGTGATCGGGTTCAGCACTTGCGAAAGAATCATGAGTTTCGGTGCTTTTTAGTCAGGCCGTTCACGCCACGGCCCGCGACTTGGGAGGATGTGAAGGTTGGGGCTGTACTGGAACTTCCATGGGATGGCGACGAAGACAGTGCCGCCGGGAAAATGATAATCCGCGTCACGCATGTTCGCGAAAAGAGTTTTGACGCTGACAAACTGAAAAACAACTTGGATTGGTACGGAACAATGGAAGCAGTTGACGGTGGTCAATACATCTTCATCCAGCCCGCCCCGGAGTCTAAGTCGTGAGCATCGCCAGAATCCGCAAGAAATACTTCGCTCCAACGCGAGCCGAGCGTAACCCGACGCTGGAAAGCAACCACGAGGCCCGCGTCCAGATGTATCAGGCGAGAGCGGATAAAAATCTCGACCTGCAAACCGGCGAACCTGTGAAAGTCGTTGCGGTGGCTCACGGGGAGAAGTAAGATGTACACGGAGGAATGCGACACCAGCCGAGGGTTTGGGTTCAACCCGATCTTCTATGACGCTGGCACACGCATACCTCTTTATGCCTCCGTAGCTCAATCGGTAGAGCAATCAAAGTTAGTTGGCCTGACAGCCGACCGAATGCGATAGGTTCCACGTTCAATTCGTGGCGGCGGCATTCGCGAAAAATGAACCACAAAGGAAACCAACAATGATGCCTTACGACTCGGAGTATTTTACTAAACGATACATACAACAAATGATGCTCCAGCTTTCAGCACTCCGCAACATCCCGGAAGAGATTCGTTTTCTCGGACGAATCCGGATGATTCAGCAAGGAACCATTTCATGAAACCACACAATCTCTTCCTCAACTTCTGCATCATTCTCGCGGCTATCGGCCTGCTTCACGGATGCAATCCCGTGCAACTCGACAGCAACTATTCCGCCCTGCTCGACCAGACGGCCAGCCTGAGCGACCGCACGGCCACGGCTGCGGAATCCGGCCAACTGACGCCCGCACAGCAAACTATCGCCTTACGCAAACAGGCGGGGGTCTGGAAGCGGTTTCAGGATGCCCGTGATGGAAAGGCGGGACAATGACTTCGCGAAGAAACATTCTGCGAGCAAAGGTTTTCCAAAAGAAAATCGAAGCAAAATTCAACCGATTACGATTAGCTAAAGGTGAGCCGAAAAAGTTCAACGAAACAAAACGAGAAGCCTTGTGTAAAGGTCCAAGGAATTAACCATGAGCAACGCCATCGACGCTCTAGCCGACAAACTCGTAACCGCAGTCTCCCCGCATCTCGCGACCGACGACCAGCGGGAAGCATTCGCACAAGTCGCCCCGTCGCTCGTGACGCTTTCCGCCGGTGTCCTCAACATCCTGCGAACTGAACTCGAAGGCGACCCTGAACATTTCAAGCCGATTCTGTCGGATCACCTCGACGGCGGGGATGATATAATCGCGTCGTGGGATAGCGTCAACGGCACTTGGAAGCAGTTGAACGCAAAGAACGTCGCACGGATCGCCGCGTTGCACGAATGGACGCAGGATGCAATCGACGCCCTGAAAATCGCCATCCCGATTGCGATTAAACTGGCGGTGGCACTGTGAAAACACAAGATTTTTGCTATTGGCTACAAGGCTTTCTTGAACTCCGTCAGGAGAACAAAGAGATTTCTGTTGAGCAGGTCAAAGTGATTCAGAACCATTTGAATCTTGTATTTCAACACGACATCGACCCGAAACAATCAGGCGATCCTGTTAAACTTCAATCACTTCATGATGGTAAAACTCAACCAACCAAGCAGGACGGCCCTATTTACCGATGTTGAACATGAACAAAACCCTCTTCATCCAACTTCTCGCCACCTCCGCCGCCCGAATTGTTTTGGGTTACTTCGCAATTAAGATGGGCTTGAAGTCAGCGGAATACGGGCCTTCGATTGAAGGTTTCGCCATCGCGTTTGGTTCGACTGTCGGCCTTGGATGCACGCTGGTTTGGTCAATGATCGAGAAAAAGAAGCTGATCGCGATGCTGCCGGAGACTACGGAGATTAAGCCGTGAGACTTCTCAAGATCATGATTGTTCTGATCTGCATATCGCTCACGATGTTCGTCATTTGCTCGATTCGCGAAAGCATTCCTGTTACACCGCGTTCTGTCGAGTATCACAATCGCCTTCTAATTCCTGTGCCTCGCATGGATAAGGGGATTCCATACGACTGGAACCAGCGGCACGAAGACAAAGTAACCGAGGCGAAACGATCCAATCACGACATCGTCTTTATTGGTGATTCAATTACGCATTTTTGGGAAACAGTTGGGGAAAAGACATGGGGCCAATACCCTAAAGCCATGAATCTTGGTTTCGGCGGCGACAATGTTTCGCAAGTCTTATGGCGTCTGGATAATGGCGAGATGACCAGCCAAACACCAAAAGTCGTTGTCATCATGATCGGCACAAACAATCTAGGAAGTCCACCCGAGGAAGTCGCAGATGCAATTAAGTTGATTTGCGAGCGGATCAAGAAAATCTCCCCGCAAAGTCGAATCTTGCTAATGGGCATCCTCCCGCGATCTTCGGCAAACGGAACCCAACCCGTTGAGAAAATACCCAAGATCAACGACCAATTGAAGGCTTACGCATCTGGTCGAGTGACATTCTTAAACATCGGCGACAAATTCTTGTCGGCTGATGGCTCGATATCTGATAATCTAATGGCCGATGGCTTGCATCCGACAGCCGCCGGTTACAAAATATGGGCTGATGCCATTCAGGAATTCACGCAATGACCATAATTAAAACGATCAAACCCGCAGGTGGTGGTGATTACACTACGCTACAGGCATGGTGGGATGCCGTGAAGTCGTCAGCGGACGCCGATCAACAAGCTGTGGTTTATGCTGGCAACTCCGGAGCATTGGCCCTTGGCAACTCAACCAACTCAACCAAGACGGTTTTGATTTCGGCGGCGACCGGGGCACACTCAGGCGTCTACTACGCCGGCACGAAAGCTGGCATGTCGGTAGCTACTGGCATCGGTGTGGACATGACCGCGACAACCGGGGTAGCGAGCCTTGAGATTGTTGGACTTGAGTTCGACTTCGCCACCGACGTATACGGATTCATCCTGCAAACTTCTGCAACTGTTTCGATCAAAATACGTGAATGCACGATGCGTTCCGGTGGCGGAGCAGGGATTAATGCAATTAACGTCGTTGCGTCGGCAGGTTCAACCTATACCATTGACTCCAACCTGATTTATGGCAATGGGGCATTTTCCGGCGGCGGAAACGAGGGGGCGATTGCTCTCTACGGTCTTGCGGTTTGTACTTGGAACGTAAGAAACAACACGGTCACAAACCTTGTGGATGGATATGGTATCCAGTTCCTTGCCAATGTTGGCGGGGCTTCAACGGTTGTTGATTGCCGCAACAACTATGCCGGGTCAAACACGACATGCTTTAGGTTTTCGGGAGCAGGGTTTCCGTTCACAACTCCAACTTGGTCAAACAACGCATCAGTTGATACCTCATCCGATACTTATGGTGCCAACAACCTAACCGGATTAACACCGGCGTTGCAGTTCGTCAACCCGGTTAATGACGTTGAAATTATCGCGGGTAGCTCACTGATTGGAGCAGGGGCCGACCTTACCGGCATTGTGGCCAACAACGCACTTGGAACGGCATGGGTAGTACCCTATTTCATCGGTGGCTTGCAATTCACGGTTACGACGGTCACGGTTAGTCCAAGTGTCAACCCTTCAACATTTGGCCAAACGGTCGCGTTTGCAACAACCATAAGCGGTGCCGGTGGAACACCAACCGGATCGATCATCATCAAGGATGGCACTACATCCATCGGCACAGGTACGCTTTCTGGTGGCACCGCGACATTCTCGACAGCAGCCCTTGCAACAGGAACGCGATTGATTACCGCGATCTACGGCGGGGATTCAAACTACGCAACCAGCACGTCAAATGTGTTGAGTCAGGTTGTCAGCAAGATTTCATCAGCCATCAGTGTTGGAAGCAACATCAACCCATCGCAATTCGCGGAAACCGTGACATTCACCGCGAGCGTGTCGGGAGCAGCAGGCGATCCGACCGGAGCGGTTTTCTTTGATGATGGAACGGTTGTTATCGGAACCGGCACACTGACCGCAGGCGTGGCCACGTTCCAAACCGCAGCACTCGCGACGGGTACTCACTCAATCACAGGTGTTTATCCCGGCGACAGTACGTATAATGCGTCCAATAGTTCTGGTTCACCCGTTTTACAGGTAGTAGGCGACATGCCATCATCCAATACAACCATCACGACTTCGGCGAATCCCGTGGCACCCGGCGTCAATCTGGTCATCACCGCGACTATCACGGGATCGACCCCGACCGGGACCGTCACGTTTTACGCCAACGGCAACAGCATCGGCACAGGATCGGTTTCGGCATCGAAGGCCAGCTTGAATACGTCATCGCTCGCGGCAGGCAACAATACGCTCGTAGCGGCCTATGGTGGAGACGGCGGCAATAGTGCGTCAGTGTCCGTACCGTTCTATCAGGCTGTTTGCCCGTCGGGGGGATCAAGCATCCAACCAGTCGGAACGGGTAGCAATGTTCGCATTGACAGTAAGGGTGGTTGGCATTTCTTTTCCAACGGCAGCGAAGTTGGATCGGTTCCACCCGGCCTTCCCCCGTGGACCCCAACTCTGTAAGGATTACCAATGCCCGTCAATTTTTTCAAATTTGAAGTTGATACGGTAGTCGTTCCGCTTACAGGAACGATGCTCTACAACATGAAGCTGAACACGTATGACACATCTTCGGGTTCGATTGTTCCAACCAATCTTCCAAGCGATCCGCTAGTTAATCTGGTCGACTCCTATGACGAAGTGTTTAACGACCGTGTTTCAGAAATCACAAAGCCGGGCACTGGTCAATACCGATGGTTTTATGAGTCAACCGCTGGCGACGGACTGCAAAGCTTCCGAGCCAATCTAAGCAATGCTCCAAACGATTTTCGAGCCACAAGGGTTTTTACGGCGGTTCCTCAGGCGTCAGGAGTATCTGGACCCGGCACGATTCAAACCCCGATCCAAGTTCTCGACAAAAGCAACAACCCCGTCAGTAACGCCAATGTCTGGATCACAACCGATCAAGCAGGCAGCAACGTCATTGCTGGAACCTTGACAACCAAATACAATGGCATAACCGATCCATTCCTCCTCTGGCCGGGAACGTACTACTACTGGGCACAGAAGTACGGTATTCTTGACGCACAAGGGATTCAATTCACAGTTACATGAACCACGTAAACACCAGAATCGAAGACCTGAAATGTCAATGCTACTCATGCGGACTTATCCATGTGCTTGAGCAGGTCAGCATCACGTCGCTGAATCAAGAGCAGATCACCGAAGTCATCGCGACACGCACCGCTTCGCTTGGTTGGTCGGTGGAGTTGCTACAGCATGGGTTTGTTTTCTACTGCCCCAACTGCACCAGCATCAAGGCCGGGAACCAGAAGAACGCCGCGAAACTTCCCAATCTGCACAACGGGCCTTGCGTCAAATGCGGATGCGACCGGATTAAATCCGAGTGGCGACCGTGGAATCAGGCCCGGCTACTTACCGCGATCTGGACCGACCACATGGAAAAGCAATGCGAAAATTGCGGCTACCTATGGGCGGAAAAGACGCTTGACGATACAATCAAAGAAGTCAATCAACGGAGGCTAGAATGTCGTCGTCATCGTCGGGATCGGGTCCGATCATTCCTTACACGGCTTGGGCAACAGTTAACCACCCTCTGGCGTGGTACGTTGGCGAGACTCCTCCCGAACAATTCGAAGTGGTTGACAAAGCCGGAAACCCTATCAGTGTCCTTGGAGCAGACCTCCAATTCGATGCATGGATCATTAACGGAACCGTCCCCTACTTCTCAATCCTGAATGCGGACATCGAAACAGGCGGGGCATACGGCAACATCATCACGCTTCAACCAACCGCCGGGCAAACATCCGCCGTTCAGACTTTGCAGTACAAACTTTGGGACTTGACGACGAAGATCGTTTTGTACACAGGAAGGCTCGATATCCTGAGTCTTACGATTGGTCCGTAACTCCCGCAAACTAACCAAAAAGGATCAGCGTGTCGGTTCCACTAGAACTAGACGAAAAGAAGATCGAAGAACTTGCACGAATCGGAATGTCGCGGCGAGAAATCGCGGACCTGATGGGATGTGACGAGTCGGTTATTCGCAAGAAATACAAGGCGGTTTACAATCGCGGATTTGCGGGACTCCGAAAAGAACTAACCGAAATCCTGTTGGATATGTGCCGCGAGAAACACCCCGCCGCATTAATCTTTGCGTTGAAGAACTACCGAGGCATGGCCGACAAGCCCGAGGATCAAGACCCCAATGTCGGCACGAGCAAGGCAAAACACGCGAATCTAAAGAGGCTCATGGAGGAGCGAGGAATTGTCATCCCCAAAAAATAATGCTTCATGCACACAATGCCATCAACTTTACCCGAAATACTACGTCGGGTCTGTTGGTGTTTGTGCTGACTGTCAAAACCACGTTCATAACTTCTCGGCAACCAAAGTACATCCTTCGACTTACCACAACCGCACGCTTCAAGGCGAAGCGGTTACAGCGTCCAATATTCGAAGGGCTAAGAAGTGATTGCGACGGCTACTGAACCTGTGAAGCATTACGAGCGGCTATTCGAGTTGCTATGGGGCGACAAAACCATCGACTCGCGTAAGTTGTTGCCGTTCTATGGTCAGGGGTGGTTCGGGTATCGACCGTTGCCGAGTGCCCAGAAGTTTCATCAGTCTGAGGCACGGTATCGGCTTGCGATTGGTGGCAATCGTTGCATCGGCTCTGAGACGATCATCGAAGGTCCGGACGGCAACCGGCGAGTTTGCGACATCAAGGAACCGCATCGCGTCTGGGCATGGGACGAGGTGAATAAGTGCCGCGTGATTGCGAACGCAGGGACGCCGTTCATCAAGGGTCGGGAGGCGATGTGCCGAATCCGGATGAATGATGGCCGATTTATCGACTGTACTGAAAAGCATCGAATATTAACAACCAATTGCGGATGGGTTGAGATTGGAGAATTGGCTGAAATCACTATACCGTTGTCGCCACAAGAACACCT